CGATCTGGTAGCGGGCGGTCGGCCAATAGTTGCCGTAGGTCGGGGTCAGCCTGGCCGGCTCCTCCCGGAGATCTCCCATCCACTGGTCGCCGGGCAGCGTCTGCAGGGCGCCGTCGTTGTCGGTGTAGGTGATCGCCGTGATGCTCTGCACGGGCGGCTTCTCGATCCGCAGCGTGATGTCGCGGTAGGCGTCGGTCGAGAGGCGGCGGTTCGAGCGGGCCCACATCCGCCGGCCCGACCAGATCTGCCAGTCCTGCCAATAGTTGGGGAAGCGGTCGACGAGGAACTGCCAGGTCTGCGTGCAGAAGGCCCGCCGCGTGTAGGTCTCGCAATAGAGCCTGGCGGCGATGCCCAGCGACTCCAGATATTCGAACTCCTCGGGGTCGTCGACGCGGCAGTGCCGGGCGAGGTGCTCGACGGAGACGGGCTCGACGGTCGGCGGAGTGATCAGGACGAGGCCCATGCGAGATCTCGATTGTCGCCCGCGTCGCCCACGTCGCCCACGGAACTCTTACGAGTTCCGCGACTACGAGGTGGCCGGGGCGAGGAGGAAGACGTAGGTGCTGCCCGAGAGGTCGGTGGCCGTCAGTTGCTGGATCTGGCCGGCCACGGAGACGGCGGCCTCGAAATCGGTTCCCGGGACGCGGACGGCCAGGGCCCCGCCGGCGGTCGGTGCGCCGATCACGGCGATCACCCGCTGGCCCACGGTGGTGCCAGCGACGGTCACCGGTCCGGCAGCCGCCACACCGGCAGCCGCCTTCAACACAAGGCCCACGAAACTGATCTTGGGCAAAGTGACGGCGCCCGGGCCCCAGGCGGGCACGATCGTGCCGGGCAGCGTGACGGTGGCCAGCGAGAAATCCACGATGCCGTTGGCGTCGGCGATCAGCGTGCCGCCGATGTGCCACTCGGATCCGCCTTGGCGCGAATAGTTGGGGGTGTCGGCAGTCGGGTCGGCGACCATGATTGGCCTCGGTTTTCGGTTGTCGGTTGTCGGTTGTCAGTTGTCAGCTCTCCGACAACTGACAACTGACAACCGGCAACTGCTCTTCGGGAAAAGTGGGGCTTTCCGCATCCCGGCAGCCAGCGGGTCGCGCGATACGCACGCACCCGGAATGGGTCGAAACGCGGGAAGCCCGTGTTGTTTCGTTCGTGGTGGAGCTCGTGAGAGCTCCGGAAGCTCGGCGGCGCTCGGCGGAACTCTCACGAGTCCCGCTACGCCGATCCCGCTACGGTCATTGCCCGGTGGGCAGCAGGATCGCCTCCAGGGTGTCGGTCGAGGGGCTGGCCACGGGAACCGCCTTGCCGTGGTGGAGGATGGCCACCGCCCCGCTGATCACCACGTTGGCGATCGTCCGCTTGAGCTGCAACTGCACGTAGCGCTTCACCGGCCGGTAGATTTCGGAGACCAGCAGCTTGCCGCTGGAGGCCCCGCCGGCGTCGGTCAGGGCTACCCCGCCGGTGACTACCGCCAGGTCTCCGCCGTTGGCTAGCGTGCCGTCGGCAACCTGCAGGGTGAAGACGGCGGCCGTGGTGACCGTGCCGAGAAGCATCACGAAGGTCACCGAGTCGTAACCCTCGGTATCCAGGACGGGGCCGACCTGCGTGTCGGTAGTGCCGGCGGCGACCGGCAGCATGGCGACGCGGAAATCGACGTTGGTGACGAGCTGGGTTTTCATCGCGGGCTCCTTCTGTAGCGGGATTCGGGAGAATTCCGCCTAGCGTTTTCTGGCGTGCGGCAGGGCCGCGTTGCGGGGCGGCTCGACGGCCGCCGCTTCGATCGATCTCTGCTGCTGATCGTGCGGCATGGCCTGGCCGCGGTCGATCATCCGCTGGGCCTCGGCGGCGGGCACGTCGACGACCTGGCCCGGCTCCTCGTAGAAGTCGTTGCCCACGCGGCCAGCGGTCAGTTTCACGCGCATCGGCGGTTCCTATGTCGCGGAACTCTCACGGAACTCTTACGAGTTCCGCTACGGGTGGAGGTCTAGTGCTGCAGGACCTTGACGGGGTGCGTGCCGGCGTCCAGGAGGTTGCCGTCGCAACGCATGAACGCCACGAATCCTTCCTGATCGTAATCGGCGTAGCGCTCGACCAGGCGGCGGAGGCGGATCGTGCTCACGTCGCGGATCTTGTACTTCGACAGCGCGCCGAAAGCCACCGTCTTGAGCGTGGTGGCGATCGTCGAGCTCATCTGCTGGTTGTTGGTGATCGGGTAGTTCCAGAGCCGGTCCGGCTCGCCGAGGGTCGTTCCCTGGCTCCACAGGTAGCGGCCCTGGCCGTCTTTGAGCAGGCGGAGGGCCAGGCAGATCTGGTCGTGGAACATGAAGCCCACGCCCGGCAGATCGCGGTAGGCGGGGTCAACGGAGTGGATGAGCTTGAGCACGTCGTCCACGGCGATCGCGTTGGCGGAGGCCGCCGCAACGCCTACGGGGGCGATGGTCATCAGGCCGGTGGCATCGTTGATGCCCAGGCCCGTGGTGAAGCTGATGTTCTGCCGACGCCCCAGCCGCTCGCCCAACAGCGACCCGAGGGTCACGGCCAGGTCGAAGGCGGAATCCTGCAGGAGCTCGGCGGCCACGCGGACCAGCTTCGAGCCGAACTTGTAGGCCCGGAAGGTCACGGCGCCGAACACCGCGTCGACCTCGGTGACCTGGGCGTTCTCGCCCAGCAGCTCGCCCGTGTTGGTCGTGTCGTTGACGGTCGGCCAATCCATCTCGGCCCCCGTGTCGGTCCGCATCACATCGGCCACCTGCCGCATGCCGCCGTAGCGCAACAGCGCGCGCTCCAGTTGCGGGATGAAGCCCGGGGCCACGATGTAGCCGCCCGAGGCGTCCACGCCGGCGGCCATGGCACGGACCTCACGGTGATAGTCCTGGCGGACCTCGCGGTAGCTCGTATTGAGCCGCATGGAGAGCGTCTTCTGGGTCGGGCTGATGCCCGCCCGGCGGCAGGCCTCGACGTGCCGCGGGTCCAGCTCCTCGCCCGATTGGGCGCGGCACCAACCCTGCAGGGCCAGGGCCCGATCGGCCTCGGTGACCGCGACACGGGTCGGATCGGCTCCGCCCCGATCGCCGGCAGGCGCCGGGTCGGCATGGTTGGCATCGCCGCGGCCGACGTCGGTCGCACCGGACGGCGCAGCGAGGTCCCCATCGATCAGCTTGACGCGGCTGGCGACCTGCTCCGCCAGGTGGATCCCGTCCAGCGAGGCCTTGCAGGCGTCGTAATCCTTGTTCAGCTTTTCCCAGTTGGCCTGGTCTTCGGGCGTCCAGCCCTTGTCGTGGCGGCCGGCCATTTCCTTGATCTTGGCGGCCAGGGCGGCGCGGGTTTCCAGAAGCTGCTTGGCGGTGGGGTCCATGAATGGCGCTCCTCTGAGACGGCGGCCGAGGGGCGCGGAAAGAAGGGCGCACCGCCGGCAAGGCTGTAGCAGAAGTCGTGAGACTTCTGGCAAACGTGAGACTTCTTAGGACTCAAACAGCATCGCTGAAGGCGGATCGCCGCTGGCACGGCAGAGGCCAGACCCACCGCCTCGCTCCGCTGCCCGGCCGTCAAGGCGTCCGCAGCGCGGGGAGGCGTGATGATTTTGCAAGAGTGCAGTCTGGCAGGCGGCCGGGAAAGATTCTAGGAACGATTTGGGGCGCGGGCCCGACGTAGCGGGACTCGTGAGAGTTCCGCGGCCGGCTCTCACGAGTTGCGGCCAGGCAACTCTCACGAGCTGCGGCCAGGGAACTCTCACGAGCTGCGGCCAGGGAACTCTCACGAGCTGCGGCCAGGGAACTCTCACGAGCTGCGGCCAGGGAACTCTCACGAGTCCCCCTACGAGGAAAGAGCTTGACCGGTGACAGGGCGGGCGGTAGCATTGGGGCGCCCTCGCTGGGCCCAGCCACGCGGACCGCCGTTCGGCTCCTCACAGGCGGCGCTCCGAGGGCCTCGCGAACCCTGAGCCCATGACTGTCTCCGAGCCGTCGTGGGCTCTCTTTATTCGGCTTCCGCAGTGGCGGAATCCGTGAGGATTCCGGCCTCGGAACTCTCACGAGTTACGCTACTCTCGCGATCCACGATGGGGCTGACCGGCAGGGCCGGGTCTAACGCCCAGGCGATGCCCATCTTCTTCGCCCAGGGGACGATGCGTCGCATGGGGATGATGAAATTGAGGCCCGGGCCAGCGCCCAGGGTCAGCATGCCCACGTAGCGGCCGTCCTCCAGGTACACGCCGCCGCCCGAGCAGCCCGGGTAGGCCGGCAACGTGGTCTGGTCGAAGCGCTTGCCCGTCTGGGGCGGCTGCACGTCGGTCTGCGACACGATCCCCAGACTGAGGGACTCGAAGCCCAGCCCGCAGCCCACGTGGACGAGCTTCGTCCCCACGGGCTGGATGCTGGCCGTGAGATCGAATTTCGCGCTCACCGACGTCGGCCGCCAGTCGTCTTGCAGGACCTCCAGCAGGGCCAGGTCCTCGCCCGTGTCCGGATCGCTGTAGGCGACGACCTTGGCTTCAATCTTGCAACCGCCGATCTGCCGTCCGCCGTCGCGGTACTCCTGGGAGACGGTCGCATTGCGGAAAGTGCCGTCCGGCTGGCGGAGGTCCTGGACCACGTGGGCGGCCGTCCAGACCCAGGTTCGCGTGGCGTGACCGACCTGGCGGGTCACCAGCACGCCGGTGCCCGTGCCGTCGCCCGATTGGACCTTGCAGGTCGTGGCCTGCAGCTCGTCGTAGACGCCGGCGAAGGCCTGGCCGGCCAGCAATAGAAGGGAGAGGCCGAGAATCACACGGCAGGCTTTCACGATACAAGCTCCTGAAGAAAAGGGGGTTTCGGGGGGCAGAGACGAGCAAGCTGTAGCGGAATCCGTGAGGATTCCGGCCGTGAGGATTCCGGCCTCGGAACTCTCACGAGTCCCGCTGCCTTCAGTCGCAACGATCGTCGAGTTCCAACTCGACCTGCAGCGCCCGGGCGCGTCGCTGGCGGGCTTGAAGGGCCGCCAGGTCCTGGGATGCCTTCCACGCCTCGTGGGCCTGGCGGGCCTCGGCGACGTGCAGGTCCTCGCGGACGCCGGCGGTCGTGCTCTCGTAGGCAGGGAACGTCACCGGGGAAACGTCGTAGAGCTTCACGCCGCGGATCTCGCGGATGTCGATGCCGTCTTCCGTCCGCCAGGCCTGGTCGGTGACCTGGAAACTGAAGGAGCTGCCGTTCACGTCCCCTCGGGCCAGCAGGGTGATCACGTCTCGGCCGGCCTGCGTGTCGGGCGGGTCGATCTCGTAGCGCAGCCCCTTGCTGTCGTCGAACAGGCGGCAGGTCTTGGCGCTGGTGCGCCCGAGGACCTGGTTGGGATCGTGGTTGAAGAGGCCTCGGCAGTCGTCTTCAGCGATCGCACGGGTGAACGTACCGGGCAGGATCCGCTCGCAGCACTGGTCCCAGAGCTGATACTCGCTCTCCGGAGTGCCGTCGTAGTAGACCGAGGCGTAGCCGACGATGGTCTTTTTGTCGGGATCGCCTGCGCGCTCTTGGAGCTTGACGGGCTGGCGGAGGTGGCGGCGCTCGATGATCGGGGTGGACATGATCTTCCTTTCGCGGGAATTAGTGTAGCCACGTTAATCAACGTGGCGGAACTCGTGAGAGTTCCGTTGGGGGGACCGCCGGGGGTCGCTCCTCGGAACTCTCACGAGTCCCGCTACGCCCCCGTCTCCCAGTCCCGCCCGGCGGGCGGGACCTACGGGTACAACTTCTCGCGGATCGAATCGGGGGCGGCGAACTCCCAGGCGGCCAGGGCCTGGGACGGATCGGCGGCGCCTTCCAACGCAGTGCGCAACGAGCTGAAGATCGCCTCGACCGTTTCGACGAGGTGCTGATGGGCGTCCAGGCCGCGCTCGGCGGCCGAGAGGCTGGCCGGTCCGACGAGCATTTCGGTAATCGCGGCGCGGCTCTCTTCGTTCTGAATCCACGCCAGGGACTGGGACCGCTTGGCGGCCCGGCGGCCCTCGTTCACCAGGCGCGTCACGACGCGGCGGCCCGCATCGCTGCAAAAGGCTCCCAGCGTCGTTCGGAGATTCTTGCCGGCCTTCTTTTTCGCCTCGCGGCGGGCCTTTTGTTCTTTCGCCAGCGGATCTTCTTCCCCAGTTGCGGAACTGTCACCAGTTCCGCTACCGCCACCGGCCTCGCCCATGTTCAACGCCACGAGGAATTTCTTGCCCTCGCCATCGGGGATCGGGTTGCGGCCGTCGTCCTGGCGGACCTCGTCGCGCGACAGCCAGCCGTCCTGCAGGCCCCAGTGATAGTAAGAGACGCGGGCCGCCAGGTTGGCGCGGACCAGGGCCCGGCGATCGAAGAGGCACTGACGCATGCCGCTGGTTTTCTCCTGCTCGGTCAAGAGCTTGTCGTCATACTCTTCCTCCCAGGCGGTGAACCAGAAATCCAGCGTCTCGTCCAGGAGCGACTGATTCTCTTGCTCCAAGGAGTTGTAGCTGGCGTTGCCCGCGTCGCCCACTTTGTGGGGCGGCACGCCGAACCACAACGCGATCTCCTTATTCTCGAACGACCTGGTGGAGATCAGCTCGCCGTCCTTCGGCCGCAGCGAGAAGGGGTTGACCTTCGCGCCCTGGGTCAGGATGGCGGTTTTGTGGGAATTCTCCAGGCCGGCGTGCATGGCGTTCCACTGCCGCAGGAATTCGTTCTGCGCAGTGATCTTCATGTCGGCCGGATGCTCGATGATGACCCGCGGCTCGGCGTTGTTGGAAAAATACTTCGATTGATACTTCGACGCCGCCATGCCCAGGCCGAAGGAATCGCGGGCCAGGTCGATCACGCTGTAGCCGACCAGGCCGTCGTAGCCCAGGCCCTTGACGTGCAGCACGTTCGAGGCGTCCAGCTTGCGCTGCTCGCACTCATTCTTGTCATCGTTCATGTGGATCGTGGTGACGTATTTCAGCACGCCGTTGACCCGCATGGGATAGGTTTCGGTGGGCAAAAGCGGCAGGATCTCCGTGGGCCGGCCGGAGCCGTCGCGGAAGATGTAGCCGTAGCAGTTGCCGTGGGCCAGCACGTGGGCCTGCATCGTGACGCGGGCCGTAAGCTGCGTCATGTAGGGGTTGGGCTTGCGGCGGACGAGCTTCTGGGCCACGTGGAAGCGGTCGATCGACTGGCCGCCGCCTTCGAGGTTCTCCATCACGTTGCAGGGCGTGCGGCCCACGTAGCCGGCGATCAGGTTCATGCACCGCCAGATGGCGGCGTAGCTCATCATCGTCTGGCGGTTGATCCGCATGCCCGAGCTGGACATGCCGCCGGCCAGGTCCAAGAGCCAGGCGTCGGGGTCGGACAGCGGCGTCGACGGGTTCTCGATCGACCGGCGGGCGAAGAGATTCACGAGCTCGTTAGCGATTCCCACGGTCGTCCTCTCCATCTAAGATTCTCTTCCGCCGATCGGCCCGCTGCCGGGTGCGTTCCACCAGCACGCCCAGCAGGACCACCGAGGCCCCGGCG